CCACAATTGGATATGGCCATCTTGTAAAACCTACAGATATATTTAAAGAAGAAATAGAATATCCTGAAGAAGAACTTTATGAATTATTTTTAAAAGATTTACAAGAAGCTAAAGAAGGAGCTAATACTTTAGTAGGGCATATTAAAGATCTTCATCCTAATGCTTGGGAATGTGTAGTGGAAATGATATATCAACTTGGAACTACTGGGGTTATGAAATTTGCCAAAATGCTTTTAGCACTTGAAGAAAAAAATTATTTCGAGGCGCATGTCCAGATGCTTGATTCCCGTTGGTATAAACAGACTCCCAAACGATGTGGTAAACTTTCTGAAATAATGAAAGAGTGTGTTTAATGGATATAATAACAGTTGTAGATTATCTTAAAAAAATATTAAAAACTAGACAAGATCAAGTAAACCAAGTTATAACATCAGATGTAAAAACTTTAGAGGAATATAAATATCTTTTAGGGAAATTACATGCACATAAAGAAATTATACAGGAACTCACGGACCTGCTAAAAAAACAGGAGCGCTATGAAGACGAAACCGAAGATAATAATACCAGAAAATAATATCGTTGATATTAACGAAAAACCCTACAAAACAAAAAAAGAAATAGGAAAGGTTCCAGAACCTACAGGTTTTAGACTTATTTTATTTCCTTTGTTACTAGAGAAAAAAACTAAAGCGGGATTACATCTTACCGATGAAACAGTAGCAGAAGCGCAGATAACTACAAATGTTTGCCGTGTCTTAAAAGTAGGACCTGATGCATATAAAGATAAGGAAAGATTTCCAAATGGTGCCTGGTGCAAGGCGACGGATTGGGTTCTTATTACTAAATATGCAGGATCAAGAATTCGTATTGAAGGTGGAGAGCTAAGAATAGTGAATGATGATGAAATACTGGCAGTCATTGATCATCCAAAAGATATACTGCCAGCAAGTTTATTTTAGGAGAATATTATGATTGAAGAAAAAATGGTTCCTATAGATACAAGTGGTAATAGCGTTGAAGTAGAACTTAAAGATGAAACAGTTGATGCTGAAGTAAATGTTCCTGAAAGTAATGTAAAAGAAATTATTGAAGAAACAGAAGTAGAGGCTGTCGAAGAAGAAGTAGAAGAAGTAGAGCCTATTGAAAAAGAGGCTATCAAAGAAGATCCTTATAAAACAGATGATTTAGCTGATTATAGCAAAACAGTTAAGAAAAGAATTAATAATCTTGTTGGACGTATGCGAGAAATGGAACGACTCTATGAAGCAACACAGCAAGAAAATACAGAATTAAAAAAGAGATATACTAATGTAGGTAAAGGTTATGTTAATGAATATGAGGGAAGAGTAACTAATGCTGCAGTAGCAGCAAAGTCTCAACTCAAAAAAGCGATTGAGGATAATGATACAGAAGGTCAAGTAGCAGCCCAAGAGTTATTAGCACAAGCTAAAGCTGATGGCGCCCGATTAGGTCAAATGAAACAAGCCCAAAAAAATGATGAACAACAATATGCCCCACCTACACAGCAGCAGCAGCAACAATATAATGCTATGCCTGATCCTCAAGTTGATACTCGAGCGGAAGAATGGGCTTCTGAAAATGAGTGGTTTGGGGCGGATCGTATGATGACAGGTGCTGCGATGGAGCTACATAGTCAACTTGTAACTGAAGAAGGATTTGACCCGACGAGTAATGAGTACTATAATGAAGTTAATTCTCGAATGAGAAAAGAGTTTCCTCATAAGTTTACCAATGGTAAAGTGACTGAGGGGAAGAAAACCGTAACGAAGCAGCCCGTTCAGACTGTAGCGTCGGCCGTACGAAAAACTAAATCTGGACGCCGAGTCGTGAAGCTC